AAAAGCGCTATGCGCCGTCCGGTGTCCAGGTGGTTTCTGAGCCTGAGATTTACCGGTCTGGTCACAGCGGGCGCAGCTACTTCCGCGACCTACACCTAGGCCGTAACCGTGGCGACCGTGACGCGCTTGACCGCCTGACTCGCAACACTAAGGCGCGGGAGGCTGAGACTCGCGGTATCACCACCGTTAACGGCGCTGGTGGTGAGTTCGTTCCTCCGAAGTGGCTAGAGGACAACTTTGTCCGCCTTGCCCGTCCGGGCCGCGTGACTGCGAACCTGATTCAGAACATGCCGCTTCCTCCGGGTACTGACTCGATCAACATTCCTAAGGTCAGCACCGGTACTGCGGTTGCGGTACAGGGCACGCAGAACACTGCAATTCAGCAGACTGACCTAGCCACCACGTCTATCTCGTCCAGCGTGACGACTATTGCGGGTGGTCAGGTTGTTTCGCTCCAGCTACTTGAGCAGTCTCCGCTAAACATTGACGACGTGGTTCTGTCGGACCTTGCTGCGGCCTATGCCCAGCAGTACAACACTCTAGTCCTGAGTGGTTCGGGTGTTGGCGGTAACCCGACGGGCATTCTGACCCTTGCGGGCACCACCAACATTGACACGACCGGTTCGCTTACCGTCACCGAGATTTACTCGCACGTGGCTAACGCGATTCAGTCTGTGCATACCGCGCGGTTCCTGCCCCCGGACACGATCATCATGCACCCGCGCCGCTGGGCGTTCCTGTGTGCTGCGGTGGACACGACCGGCCGTCCGCTGGTGCTTCCGGTTGCGAATGCCTATAACCCGCTAGCCACTTCCGGTGAGGTCGCGGCTCAGGGTTATGTCGGGACCATGCTCGGTCTGCCGGTCTACGTGGATGCGCTGATCCCGACCAACCTGACGGCGGATGCCGGTTCGGGTGAGGACGCGATCATTGTTGCTCGCCTAGCGGACCTTATCCAGTGGGAAGGCAACGTCCGCGCTGAGGCGTTCGAGCAGACTTACGCCAATCAGGCAAGCGTGTTCGTGCGGCTCTACAACTACATGAGCTTTCAGCCTGCCCGGTACCCGGCTTCCATTGCGAAGATCACCGGTTCCGCGCTGATCGCGCCTACCTTCCCGTAAGCCTGAGGGGGTCCCAGTGCAGTTGATTTACTACACGGGTCAGGATGTTGCGCTCAGCAGCGTTCCGACCGATAACACTGGGGCCCCCGTTGGCGGGCCTGTGACGGTCTCTCTGACTGTTACGGGCCCGTCTGGGCAGTCCAGTACCCCGACGGTCTCCGGGCCCGTTAGCGGGGCGTACAGCGCCGTTGTTCCGTCAGTGGCTTCCGCCGGTGTGTGGCTGTATCGCTGGACGGCCGTAGGCACGGGTGTTAGTTGGGTCTCTGAGGGACAGTTCACGGTCCGCCCGCCGGGCGTTGAACAGTTCGTAGACCTTGCCAGCGTCAAGGCGCACCTAGGGCTACCGCCTGCGGATACGCGTCAGGACGACGAACTACAGGGGTTCATCCTCGCTGCTGCGGATATCGCGCGGGACACCTGCGGGCCCTTTATGCCGGAAACCCATACGCAGTATTTCAGCGGCGGACGGCCGACCATCGTTCCGGATTGGTTGCCGATTGCCAGCGTGCTAAGCATCACCGAGTTTTACGGCCTGTCCGGCTTCGCGCTGACTGAGGAACCCCTAGGGGCGCAGGCAGACGCGTTCGGCTACACGGTCGATTACGCCACGGGGCAGATCACCCGCCGCACCTTTGGCGGAGACGCTGCCCTATTCGCTGCCGGTACCAAAAATATCAAGGTGGTTTACACGGCTGGCCGCAACGGTCAGATCCCGTACACGGTGCGTCTCGGCGCACTTGAGCTAATCCGCCATCTCTGGCAGCTAACGCAGCAGGGTGGCCGACCCCGTTTCGGATCTTCCGGCTTTGATGCGTCAGACCCGGTTATCCCCACGGGCTTTGCCGTTCCGGCGCGCGTCCTTGAGCTATGGTCCCCGTTCCGTCGACCCCCAGGTGTCGCATGAGTATTCCCGCATCTACGGTCACTGCTGCCCGCGCGTACCTATTCAGCGCGCTGACCGCACAACTACAGCCGGACCCTGTGAACACCCGGGCCAGTCTCGTCGTGTGCTACGACATTCCGGGCCCCAATCAGCCGGATGACATTGTGGCAATCGGGCGCGTTACTCGTCAGATTGCCTTTAACTCCCTGGTAGGCGGCGGGGGCGCAGGGTGGCTAGAGGAACGGTACGCCGTCACGATCACGGTGGACGTGTTCCGCGCGGGGGATGAGGATCAGGCAGCGTACACGCGCGCTGCTGCTCTCTCCGACGCCATTTGCGCTGTCGTGCGGACTGACCCTTCCCTGGGCGGAATCGTACTTACCGCGCGACCGCTCAGCGACGATACCGAGGTCGAGTGGGACGACGCGCACATGGGCAAACACGCCACGTGTGAGCTGCAAATTGAGTGCTTCCAGCGCATCTAGAACCTACTGACGCTAGTAGGTTCTCCGGACGGATGGACCCCAAATGCTTTTGAAGTACACCGGCGACGATGAACGCTATTACCCGTCGCTCTCTCTCGCTGCTAAGCCGGGAATCACTGCGGATCTTGCCGAAGATCCGGGGGATGGGCGCTGGCAGACCGTTTCTGATCCTGCCCCTACGGCGGTTTCCGCCCCCGACAGTAAGGAGGCCGTAAATGGCTAAGTCCACTAATCTTTCGTTTCTCGGCATTGCCAAGGAAACCACGCTAGGCACACCGGCCGCGCCTACCGCCTTTATTCCGGTCAAGCCTCCGACCGTCAAGGATAACCTGACGCTGCTGGAGGATAAGGGCCTGCGCGGTTCGATGGTCGATGTCTACGGACAGGTGGCCGGTAAGCTCAGCTCCGAAATCGATTTTGACGGGGACGTGTACCCGGACACCGTTGGTTGGCTGCTAGCTGGCATGCTCGGCGATGTGACGACTACCGGCGCTTCCGCCCCGTTCACGCACGCAATGAGCGTCCAGAATGGCGGTACGGGTCAGCCTAAGTCGTACACGCTTACTGACTACTACGTCGCGGGTACCCGGGCGTACGCGGGCGGCAAGTTCAGCGAACTAGGTCTCAAGTTTTCCGCTGACGCGATGCTGACCTACTCGGCAAAGGTCATGGCGTTTGGCTCCGCCACCGCCACTAAGCCTACGGGCAGCTTTACCGCGCTTCCTCCGCTAGCTTCCTGGATCGGCGCTGTAAGCATTGGTGGCACGCCGCTAACCACGGTCATTGACGGTGAAGTGAACATCAAGCGCAGCGTTACGCCTGTGCAGACCGTGAGCGGCACTCAGGCACCTATCGACATGTGGTCCGGGCCGCTGACTGTCGACGGCAAGCTAACCGTTGTGATGGACGCTGACACTCAGCTAACTAACTACCTCACTGCGGCTACTCCCGCGCTGCTGATCAATTTCGCGTCCGGCGCAGGTGCCAGCGCTACGCAGGTACAGCTACAGATGTCCTCTTGCACCTACTCGGCCGCTGAGATTTCGCGCGGCAGTGATTTCGTGGAGCTGGACATCACGTTTTCCGCAAATGCGAATGCCACTGACATTGGCGCTTCCGGCGGTTTCTCGCCGATCCTTGCCACCATCAAGAATGCCGTAGCGACGGGAATTTACGTCTAATGAATCGTGTAACTCTGCCCAACGGCTATGCGGACCTGCGGGACCCTGCGGACGTGCGAGAGCGTCAGCGGCGACCGCTAAAGCGTATCCAGGCTCAGCTAGCGGCCCGCCCGGCATTCGCTCAGGCGGTTACTACGGCGCAGCGACAGGGCAAGGGTAAGGCGCTCAGCGCTGACGCTCAGCTCAAGATAGCGGCCGGTATGGGTGACGCGTTTGATCTGCTGGAGGACCTTAACGACTACCTAGTCGTGGCTCTAGTCGCCGGTTGGTCCTATGGCGACGACGTTTCGCTAGAGGCTGTGCAGGATATTCCGGGCCGCGACCTAGACGCGCTCCGCGAGGCTTGCGCGCCTTTCCTCGCTGCGATCATGCCCGATTTCGAGGCGACCCCGGAGGCTGATAGCCCTATCGCTCCCTCAGTCGACTAACCGCAGCGATTGAGGGGAAATTCGAATATAGGGCAGACCAATTGCCGGCCGAGGAATATCGGACGTGGCGGCTCTGCAAATTGCTGCATTGCCCCCCGTCCGCCCTCGAAGATGAATCCGCCGTAACCCTTGATTGGCTGCTGGCCGTAGACGACGCGGTAACTCGCGCGCAGAACAACATGCAGGAACGCGAGGCGCGCGCTAATGGCTAACGATTACGTGCGTGGCGTCAGGGAAATTCAAGCGGAATTGCTGGCCATGCAGGCGCGGACGGATGCGGCTACCCGCGCGGCTCTGCTCAAGGTACAGCGGCAAGCGGTTGTGTCTGTCCGATCCGGCATGCGGGGCCGTCCGCGCTGGGACCGTCGAGGCGCTATCGGCAACGGCGGAAGTGTTCCCGCTGTGAATCTGAATCTGAATCCGCACCACGTCACTAAGGGTGGCGGACCGGGGTCCCTTACTGGCCACCTGCGCAGGGCCGTAGGCAGTGTGAAGCGGCCGAAGATGACCCCTAAGGGGCTTTCCGGCGGCATTGGTGTGGGTGGCGGAAAGAGCATTACGAACCTTTACCGCAATCACGTTGAGGCATCACACCCGTTTATGAAACCGGGCGTTGCTAAGGCCACCCCGAAATTTCCCGCTGTCTGGGAGGCGGCCTGGGCAAAGGCTACCGCCACAAAGAAATGAGGCACCGTGGGCGCGCTACCTCCGGTTTTTATTGAATTTCTCGGCAACGCAACCGGGTTTAACGCGACTGCCCGGGGCGTTCGCACTGAGCTTGCTGCGGTCGAGACTGCGGGCGGCGGGAGCATGGCACGCCTGGGAGCAGTGTCTAAGGCTGCTCTCCTGGGCATTGGCGTTGCCGCCGTTGTAACCGCTGTGAAGACAGTGCATATGGCGGCCGATTTCCAAACCGCCATGACGCGTGTTCGCACAGGTGCCGGTGAAGCCGCTAACAATATGGGGCTTGTCAGTAACGGCGTCCTTGCCATGGCCGGAAAGGTCGGCGAGAGCACTAAGGATTTGACTTCCGGCCTATACATGGTCGAGTCTGCCGGATTTCACGGTTCGGCCGCGCTCAAGGTGCTGGAAACGTCAGCGGAGGGTGCGAAGGTTGGCGCGGCTGACCTTGCCACGGTCACGGACGCAGTCACTACGGCCATGAATGCCTACGGCATCAAGGCTAAGGGCACCACGGGCGTCATGAATGCCCTAGTAGCCACTGAGGCGGCCGGTAAGACCAACATGGAAGCCCTAGCGGGCAGCATGAGTTCCATCCTCCCTGTGGCCGCTAGTGCCCACGTGGGGCTAAATGAGGTTCTGGGCGCTATGGCGACCATGACCATGCAGGGCACCAGCGCGAAGGTTGCGGCCACGTACCTGCGGCAGACTATCGGGCAGCTCAGCAATCCGACCGCTAAGGCAGCGGACGAAATGAAATCGCTGGGCCTTAACTCTTACGCGGTGTCCAAGAATCTCGGCAAGAATGGCCTAGCATCCACGCTGACCATGATTACCGACGCGATCCAAAAGCACATGGGTCCCGGCGGTGACGTGCTAATTGAAAAGCTGAAAAGCGCGTCCAGCAACACGACTGCTTTTCAGAAGGTCCTAGCAAACCTCTCGCCGACGCAGCAAACGTACATTGGTGCGCTGGCAACCATGGTGGGCGGTACTAAGTCGATGATGGCTGCATTGCAGCTCACCGGCCCGCATATGGCTACCTTTCGAAAGAACGTGCAGAGTATCAATGAGCACGTCAAGGCGGGCGGTAAGGGGGTCGAGGGTTGGGCGGACGTTCAGAAGACTTTCAATCAGCGCATGGCCGAAGCTAAGGGCAGCCTGCAAGCGATGGGCATCCAAATTGGCACTCAGCTAATGCCCGCAGCAACGCAGTTCATTCGATATCTCGGACTCAGCGTCGGGTTTCTGGCATCTCACCGGATAGCACTAGAGGCCGTCGGCATTGGCTTGTTTGCCCTGACCGCTGGCCTTGCGGTTGCTACGGTCGCATCCTGGAGCTTCACTGATTCAATTCTGGCTGATCCGCTGACCTGGATTGTGGTCGGAATCGTGGCGCTAGTCGCGGCGCTGGTTCTGCTCATCCTGCATTGGAGGCAGGTTGCCGCGTGGCTTGAATCCGCGTGGTCGGCCACGGTTAACGGTCTGGTAGCCGCGTGGCATTGGCTCGCAAGCGAAACCGTAAGCGTGTGGGACAACTACATCGTAGGCCCGGTAAAGCGCGCATGGCAGGGTCTAGCAAGTTGGTTCATTGGCGCATGGCACACGGTCACTAACCCGATTGTAAGCGGGTGGCATTGGCTCTGGAACGCGACGCTAAGCGTCTGGAACGCTATCGCCGGTTTCTTTAAGAAGTGGTGGCCGCTACTACTGGTCATTTTCCTTCCGTACATCGCTGCTGTAGTGGCCGTGTGGAACCACTTTCACAAGCAGGTTTTTGGCACTGCCAAGTCAATTTGGAATGCGGTTGCCGGATTTTTCAAGGCTGTTTGGGCTGCTATCGCTGGCGAGGCCAAGTCGCAATGGGCCGGTATCGAAAGGTACATTATCGACCCTATTTCCAGCGCGATAAGTGCAGTGCGCGGGTACTTCAATTCGGTACGTAGTTGGCTGTCTGGAAAGTGGGGCGAAATCCGCTCGGCAGCTTCCTCGGTTTGGGGTCAGGTCGAGTCGGCGATTACTAAGCCGCTACTCGCCGCGTACAACTACGTTCACACTAAGGCGGTGCAGATCAAATCCGCGCTAGTGGCGCAGCTAACGGCGGCACGGGATGCGCTAAAGTCGGTCGGTTCCTGGTTCACGTCGATTGGCAAGGCCATTATTGACGGCATTGTCAGCGGCGTAACGCACGGCGCGGGAGCACTTTCCGGGGCGCTCAAGGATGCGGCAGGCAACGCACTGAGCGACGCTAAGCACTTCCTCGGCATTCACTCGCCCTCGCGCGTGTTCGCCGATCAGGTAGGCGCGTGGATTCCGCCCGGCATTGCGCAGGGTATCCGGGCCGCCGGTTCCGTTGTCGGTGACGCCGTTAACGCTGTCACGGGCGAGGCCGTACGGTCTCCCTCGCTGAGTCCGGCGCTGGCGGTCCCCGTGCGCCGCAACACTCCGACGGTTCATAACGTCCACATTGAAGTTCACGGAACCGTGGTGAGTGAGAACCAGCTACGCGACACCGTCCAAAAGGAATTTCTACGGCTAGGCGCGCGAAACTCTGCCACGTGGCAGGGATACCGGCGCTGATACTACGGGGGAACCTACTGACGCTAGTAGGTTCCCCCGGTTAGGTGGGGGAGTGAGCATCAATCCCAATTACCCCGTGATTGAGTACGCATGGGGGCCGCTGTACGGCGCTGGCGGGGGAGCGGCGCAGCCAACCAAGAGAGTCAACGTAACCGAGCGCACGCAGGGCACAGCGGGCACACAGCGCGGGCGTCAGTACGAACTAGATCAGGTGCAGTCTGGCACGCTTACCGCGACGCTGGGCAACGTCGATGCGGCCCTAGACCCTACGAACGCTGCTGGGCCCTTTGCGGGCGCTATACAGCCGTTCCAGCCGTTC